CGTCTCGGCCATCTCCTCGTCGACCTCGATCGCGTGCTCCTTCGTGCGGATGGTGCGGCCGATCCACTCAGTCGGGTCGCGGCCTTCGCGCAGGCAGTCCTCGGACACCTCGTGGCACGCCGTGCCCCAAGCCGCCGGCTCGCTCTCAGGCTGTTCCGGCACCTTGGCGCAAAGCGCCAAGGCACCGGGGCACCCCCAGTTGCGCGCCGTCGAGGACGCGCTCCAGGTGCTATGGCTCCTTCCCGCCATATCACGCCACCTTCGTGCGGCCGTGGGGGTTCGCGGCGATCATCGCGTTGATCTCCTCGACGGCCAACCCGTAGCCGTCGGCCGGGATGGACGAGATCTTCGCCACGGCCTCACCGAAAAGCTGGCGCAGCAGCTTCGGCCCGTCCTCCTGCGCGGCGGCCATGCCGTAGACCTTGACGTATTCGCCCATCGCCTTGCGCACGTCGTCGATCGTGGCGGCCGGCGGCGGGGCCGCGGGCTCCTCGATCGTCGGCTCGGCGGCCACAAGCGCGGCCGCAGGCGCCACGACGGGCGCGGCCTCGACGGGGGCCTCGGCCTTCGTCGGCCGGCCGCGCCTCTTTGGGGCCGGCGCCTCGGTGGCCGGGGTTGCCGCCGGGATGTCGTGCGGCGCGACCGGCACCGGCGGCGTGACCACGTCGGAAACGGCCTCGGGCGCCGCGACCAGTTCGCCACCGGGGCCGGCGTCGGCCACCTCGATGAGGAAGCGCGCGAACGCGCGGTAGTGGGCGGGGCTGCCCAGATAGTGTTCGACCTTCATTTCACAGGCTCCAGTACGTTGCGGATGGTTGCGACCTTGCGGGTCAGGATGCGCGCCGTGGCCTCGTCGATCGAGCCCTCTAGCGCGGCCACGCGAACCCGGCACTGCCGGGTCTGCGTGTGGTTCGTGATGCGCATGGCCGCTTGGGCCATGTCCTTCGGGACGAAGGAGTACTCCACGAACATCAGTTCGGCCGCGGACGAGAGGTCGATGCCCTCGCCGGCGGCCAGGATCTGGCCGACGAAAACGCGGGCGAGCCCGCGCTGAAAATGCTGAATGGCGGTGTCGCGCGCCTGCGCCGGCGTGCGGCCGTCAATGCCGACAACACCATACTCCTTGAGCGCGTCGCGCAGCGCGTCGATGACCTCGGTGTGCCAGCACATGAGCACGATGCGGTCGAGGCCGTTGTCGAGTTCCTCGGCGACGAGCGCGGCAGCGGCGGCGGCCTTGAGCGCGCCGGTGATCCGGCGGATCGGCCCGAGATGCATGTCGAGCGCCTTGGTGTCGCCGACCTCGGCGGCGTCGAGGATCTCCTGCGCCGCCTCGGGGTCACGGACGCTGTTCGGCACCTGGTCGACGTGCAGCACCTGCGTCGCAAAGGTAGGCTTGCCGATCCCGACGTCCTGCTGCGTCCGACGCAGCATGAAGCCGTCGAGCCGGCCGCGCAGTTCCTCGAGGTTCTTTCCGCCGGTGATGACTTGGATTGTCGCATAGCCGACGGTCTTGGGGTACCAAACGCAGTACCTGTTCACGAAGGCGTCGTAGCCCATGCTGTCGATGCGCTCGGGAGCAAGCGCCCGCAGCATGGGCCAGAGGTCGGCCGGCGAGTTCGGTATCGGCGTCCCCGTGAGGCACCAGACGCGCTGCGCCGCCTTGGCAAGCTGCCACGCCGCGGCCGTCCTCTTGGCCGTAGGGTTCTTGGCGTAATGGCTCTCATCGAGGATCACGACGTCCCAGCGGTAGGCCGAGAGCGCCTTGGCGAGGCCGGCCGCGCCGTCCCAGCCGACGACCACGGCGTCAAACGCCGCGGCGTCGAAAGGCTTGCCGGTGTAGGCGACGTAGACGCGGCGCGGGATCGACTGCCAGTCGCGGATTTCGCGGCCCCAGTTGGCGCGGGCGCTGGCCGTCGTGACGACCAGCACGCGCTGCGCCAGCACAAAATCAGCGGCGATGATCGCAGCCGCAGTCTTGCCGACGCGCGGTTCGTCGGCGAGCAGCGCCACGTCCCTCTCAGCGAGGAAGCGGGCACCTTCAATCTGATGCGGCATGGGCTCCACGGCGTCGTGCCTCTCGTTCCAATCGTGTGAGGTGTATGGCGCATAGCCATACACAAAAGCAAGGACTATTTTCTTACCACAGGACGGTCGTCGTTCATCACGCCGTGGTGGATGCCGTCCAGCGCGATCGCGCAGCACGCCATCGCGTGGGCCAGATGGTGCGCGCCGCTGGACGGATCGGTGTCCTGACCCTGCCACCACGCCATGAGGTGGCGCAGCGCGGCGGCTTGGTAGGTCGACGCCGTGATGTGCTTCTCCCGCCAGTTGTAGGGGCCGTATTTCTTGGCGCCCTCGCCCATCGCCCAAGCGAGTTCGAGCAGCGCCGGCGGCGGGATCAGGTGCATGGGCGCCTTCTGCGCGCCGTAAGCGGTCTTCGGGTTGTCGTCAGGCAAGGACGTCATGGCTGGGCTCCATGCGGTAGCGGCGAAACCATTCGGCGATGAGCGCGGCCTCGGCGCGGCCGTCGTCCTTCACCCGGGCGAACAGATCGCGCTTGTGCGGCCAGAGATTGCAGGCCGCAGCGCGGGCCTCGTCCTTGCCCGGGCCGAGCCGCATACCCTTCTTCCACGTCACGGGCGCGACGAGCTCGACGCGCAGACCGACGGCGCGGGCCGTGTACTCGGCCGCAGCGACCGCGCGGCCAAAGTTGAACGCCGCAGGGGCGCTTTGGCCGGGCAGGCCGCCGACCTGCTCGAGCACGAACACGTCCGGGGCCCAGCGCAGCAGCGCATCGAGCAGCGCGCCGGCGTCGACCTCGGCCTTGTCGGTCTTGCCGCGGCGCACATGGAACGTCGGCATGTCGAGGACGCATGACAGCCCGTCGTGCAGCAGCGCAAGGGCGCCGCCGCAGCCGGGATCACAGCCTACGATGCGCATGAGGCCTCGTCTCGACCAAGCAGGTCGGCGCGGCGCGCCAAGCGCACCTTTGTCGTCGTAGACATCAGCCCCTCGTCGTCGTCAGAAACTCTGCGACGCGAACGGGCGCGCCGCGGTCGATCTCCAGGTACGCCAGCAGAACGGCGAACCACTCAGCCGGTACGGTTCCGCGCTGGAACCACTTCCGAACGGCCTCCTCGGCCGGTAAGGGGGCGCTGTAGGCGCGCAGAAAACTGACAAGCCCTGTCGGGGTGTGAAAATAGACGGTCAGAAATCGATGCGCGTCGAACAGTTGCAGGCCCTCCACCTACGAACCCACGGTAGGCTCGGATCATAATTTCGGTCAATCAGAATCTGCCGCCCACCTGTTGACGGCTGTGCGAAAACGATATACAGACGACATACACGCATTCGTGGAGGAGCGAAAATGCAGGGCATCCCGGAACTCCAGCGCGCCGACAGCGGCGTCTGGTACGTGCATTGGACCGAGCAGCGCAGAAGCAAGCGCGTCAGCACGCGCACGCGCGATCTGGCTGCGGCGAAGGCTTTCCTCGCGCAGTGGCTGCTGATGGAGCAGGCCTCGCCGAGCCGCGCAGACGGCGCGGCGTTGACGGTGGCCGACCTCTGGGCCGTCTACGAGGCGAAGCACCTCGAGGTCCACGCGATGGCCGCGGAGACGGCGGCGTTCTCGTGGCGCAACCTCGAGCCGCACTTCGGACGGCGCCGGCTGGCCGACATAACGGCCGACATGGTCGACGACTACGTGCGACTGCGTGCCGCAGGCAAGATCGGCCGGCCGTCGCGCTCCTCGACGGTGCGGCGCGAGCTCAACGCGCTGCGCGCCTGCTGGAACTGGTGCGCCAGCCCCAAGCGCAAGATCATCGCCACGGCCGACATACCGGCCTTCGACCTGCCTGCTGACGGGGCGCCGCGCGATCGGTGGCTTCGCCACGACGAGATCCAGCGTCTGCTCGACGCCGCCGCTGGGCGGCGGCAGGGTGAGCGCCTCTCGCGCGGCGAGCGGTTCCTGTGGCTCGCTCTTGAGACCGGCGCCCGGAAGGAGGCCATCCTCCAGTTGACGTGGGACAGGGTCGATTTCGAGACGGGCACAATCGACTACAACGTGCCGGGCCGGCGGCTGACGAAGAAGCGCCGTGCCGTCGTCCCGATCAGTCCGTCGCTGCGGCCGGTGCTCGAGCGCGCCCGGGCCGAGCGCGTCGGCGATCTCGTGATGGACAACGGCGCGGACGTCTGGCGCATCGTGCGCGACATTGCTGCGGCGGCCGGCGTCGCGGGCGTGTCGCCCCACGTCTTGCGGCACACGGCCGCCACCCACATGGCGCGCCGTGGCGTGCCGCTGTGGACGATCGCCAAGGTGCTCGCCAACACGCTGGCGATGGTCGAGCGGGTCTACGCCAAGCACGCCCCGGACGATCTGCGCGACGCCGTCGGGATGATATCCGGCGGGGCGCTGGTGGCGGCGGAATGACTGGGGCGCATGCGCCCCGGTTGGGCGCGGAAAACGACCTACAGCGGCCTACACCGGCCTGTCAGGCCCTCTGGAGGCGTGTCGGCGGATTGACAGACAAGGAGCTTTCAGTGTCTTCACACGGGAGGGGTCGCAGGTTCAATCCCTGCCGCGCCCACCACTCAATTCTCCAGCAATAGCAGC